AATCAAAACCAAAACAAAAATCTTTAATAAATAGATTAACTAAAGGAGCATGATTATGACATTAACATTAAAAAACAAAACAGATGAAGCGAAGAAACAATTTAATGCAGTATCAACAAATGAAGAAGCGACACCAGAACAGGTAAGTGCTGCTTTAGAAGCATATGTTACTGCTGTTGCAGAAGATGCAGGAAAGCAAGTACGAGCTGAATATGAAGAGCTGAAAGATGTAACAGATAACCGTGTACTTGAAGCTCGTGGCATTCACACTTTAACTAATGAAGAAACAAAATTTTATAACGAAGTTGAAAAAGCGGGTGGATTTAATGAAGATTTAGTCTGGCCAGAAACAATTTTAGAACGTGTTTTTGAAGGTTTACAAGAAGAACGTCCATTGTTAAAAATTATTAATTTTACCCCTTCAGTAGGTAAAACTAAAATTACACGTTCTCGTCGTAAAGGTGTAGCGGTATGGGGGCCACTTCATAAAGATATTGAAGGTAAATTAGATGCACAATTTGGTGCAACAGAATTTAATCAATTGGCTTTAACAGCGTTTTTCTTAATTTCAAATGACACTTTAGAATTAGGTCCACGCTGGGTTGACCGATACGTTCGTTTATGTTTATCTGAAGCAATCGCAGAAGCATGGGAAAAAGCAATTATCAATGGGTCTGGTCATAATCAACCTATTGGACTAACAAAAGATATGAATGCGGCAATTGATCCGACAAATGGATATGCTGATAAAGAATCAGCAGGAATCTTAACTTTTAAAGATTCACAGACAATGGTTAAAGAATTTGCAATGTTATTGAAGAAAGCTTCTAAATATACGGATAAAGTCGGCGATGGCGACGAGGGAGAGGAAAAACCAAGAAAAGTTAAAGGGAATGTATACTTAATTGTTAATCCATTGAACTATTACGATATTGTTGCTCGTGTCACTACGCAAAATGCAAATGGCGTATTCGTTTCAAACTTACCATTTATTTCTGAAGACCATATCATTGAATCTTTAGAAGTAAAAGAGAATAAATTGATTGCTTTTGTTGGTGGAGAATATGATGCTACGCAATCACGTGCAGAAAAAGTCTATGTTTATAAAGAAACATTTGCAATGAAACGTGCAACATTATACGCTGCCGACTTATTGGGCAATGGTGAGCCAGCTAATAACGATGCAGCGCAAATTTATGATATTAAAATTGACGATGGAGAACCAGCAACAAAGTAAACGCCCCTGTTGTTAATAAGATAAACCCAACAACAGATGGGGCAACTATCGATTTGAAATAGCACGGGGGGATTAGATGGAATCATATTTAAAGGAGTTCAAAGAAAGAAATCAAATCTTTCATTCGTCAGACGATGACTCTATAAAAGAACAATTAAATGATTCCTTTGAAGATATTCGAACGCTTATAGGAGATTTTGATCCAAAAGTATATCGAAAAGGAAAAGAACTTGTTTTTGAAAGAACTCGTTATGTAAGAAACGAAGCCTTAGAATATTTTTATCCCAACTTTCAGCAAAGTATTATGGATGCTTCCATCGATATTTCAGGAGGTGAAGGATTTGGCAATACATCCTAATTATAAACGTCCCAAAATAGGAGCTGGCGAATTAAAAACGCCAGTTTCTTTTTTTCAGTTTATTCCGAGAGAAGGACCTGAACCTGGCGAAATAGTAAAGAAAGAACTTCATTCATGTAAAGCGCAAATCTACAATCCATCAATGAAAGATATGGAAATATTGAATGCAAAAGGAACTAAAGAGGGGCTGACAATTAAAATCCGTGATCCACACCAAGACTATATCCCTAGCAACAAACATAAAGTTGTTATTAACGACTATAGAGCTTTACCAGTAGGAAAAGAATGGGAAATCGTAGATGTTTCACCAGATTTTGAAGATAACCGTTTTATCAAGATTGTTCTAGGGATAACGTCATGAGCGAAGTGACAGGGTTAGAAGAAATTCTCAAAAATATGGAAGATAAACTAGGTCAAGCACGAGTAAATAGAATTTCAAACAAAGCTTTAAAAAAACAAGGCGAAAGAAACAAGCAGACTGTTAAAAAATACATGGCTAGTTATATAGATTCAGGAAAAACGCATGACTTAGTTATAAGTAGTGGTGTGAAAAGTAATCCAAAACGAGTTGAGACTGGCTGGGCTTCAAAGGAACGTGCGCCTATCGTCCATTTAAATGAGTTCGGCTATACACGCTATGGTACTTATGTACGACCTCGTGGAATGGGAAAACTACAGGCTGCAGCTGATGAAATTCAAGCGAAAGCATTTGGAGAGATGAAGTCGAATATGGAGGAATTAGCTAAATGAAAGATATGATGATGGAAGTTTACAACCGATTAATTGATAATCCTCTGATTCGAGAAAAAACTAGTTTTATTAATGACAATGGTAAAACTGAATATCGCATTAAATTTTACGAAGTACCAGAAACTTTGGATACTACCAAACCTTTCATTGTCATTGATAACTTTCTTGGTCCACAAACTAACGCTTATTTTGCCAACAATAAAGCTTTATCAATTCGGTTTAATTATCAAATTAACGTTGAGAGCATGGATAGAATGACAACCAAACAAATTTCTAAAGCAGTTGAAGAAACAATGAAACAAATTGAATTTGGCCGTCTTGATGGTGGCTTAGATCAATACTTTAACGAAACAAAACGTTTTGTAGATGCAAGGCGTTACAGAAAAAATACACAAATTCACGACACCGACTACTAAGTTGGTGTCTATTTTTTAGGAGGAAAAAATATATGCAAACTTATGGATTTAGCAGAATCACTATTCAACAATTGGACAATGAATTAAAGCCAGTCGCTGGTAAGAAACATGTCATTGATGGCAAGCCAAAAGAAGGGGCCGCAGCAAGCTTTGAAATTACAGGACTAACCAAAGAACCGTCAAAAGTTTTCGGTTCAAATATTGCATATTACGTGGCACGTAAAGGGCACGGAGATATTGCAGCAAATTTAGGTATCTTAGATGTACCATCAGCCATTGAACATGAAATGTTAGGGCATAAAAAAGCTAGCGAGGAAAGCAAAGTTTATCATATTGGCGAGGATACAGAGCCACCTTACTACGCAGTATTAATCGAATCAGAAGATTTGTATGGCGAAAAACTTGGCTTCGGTATGTATGCAGGCACATTCTCATTAGATGGTGTCAAAGGCGAAACATTAAATGATGACGACTTTACGCCAGAGCCTGGCGAATATGTTTATTCTGCTGTTTCTCGTCAAATTAACGGTAAAAAAGTTACTGTCGGTTTTGCAGATAATTCAGAAGCTCTAGCAGAATTGACAACAGAATTATTTGGTGAAGAAACACCAGCGCCGGAAAAGTAGCAAGCCCCACAGTGGGAGCTGTTACTCCCACCACAGATGGGGCCAATATTGAATTAAGTTAGGAGGACAAGAAATGTCGTTTATTCCACCAGAAAAATTTAGACTTTATAAAAAAGGTGAAACTAATCCTGTTGCAGCAGGTGTTTCACCTTTAGCTATTACAGGAATTGCCGCAAATACGGATGTTTTAGCAGGTGACTTTACTGTCACAGGTGTTGCTACTGTTAACGGTGAAGAAAAAGAATCTGATCATGTCGATGTACCAGCGTTTAAAACATTACCTATTGCAGTAACAGGAATTACCTTGGATAAGACTGAATTAGCTTTAAAAGTTGGTGAAACAGCAACGTTAACACCTACAATCACGCCAGAAAACGCAACAAATAAAGCGTATAGATTCAGTTCTGAAGATGCAGCGATTGGAACGGTAACGCCAGTGCAAGGAAAAGTAACAGCCGTTTCGGAAGGTGTTACAAAAATTGTTGGCACAACTGAAGACGGTAATTTTACAGCAGAATGCACTTTGACTGTATCAGCAGCAGAATAAAAATATATTGATTAAGGACGGCTTTGGTTAGTCGTCCTTTTTTTGGAGGTTAAAAAATGGAACGCAAGATTGAACTTACTTTACGCATTGATGGCGAAGAAAAAACTTTTACACAGGACTTTGTACCTTTCTCAAAACGCAGTGACTATATTCGCTTAGAAAAAGAATTGGAAGAATCAGCGAAGAAGCAAGGAAAAGAACCAATTGAAGAAGATTATTTGGATATGCAAATTCAGTTTGTTGCAGATCTATTTGACGAAAAAGAAGTCACTAAAGAATCAATCATGAATGGTTTAGATTCACTAGATATTGGGAAAATTTGGGATATTGTACGCCATCGTGTTTTAGGTTTTTCAAAAGAAGATGATGAAGCTGCAAAAAAAGCGATGGCGGAGGAAATTTAACTTGGTCCGAACTTTACGAATTACAAGTTGATTTTGTCCGTGATGCGATTACCAATCTTGGGTGGACGATTCGGGATTTCATGAATACGGATTGCTTGGATATTGATGAAATCTTATTGAAAGCACCAAAGAAAAAGAAAACTAAAAAGAAAAAACAAGAGGTGCGACCACTAAGTGAATTAGTCAAGCGTGGTGGCGCATAAAGGGAAGGAGGTAACTAAATGAGTGGTGGAACGCCGTTAGGAAATATGGTCATTAAGTTGGGCTTGGATAGTTCTGATTTCGGTCGTGGTGCAGCAAATGCAAAAAAAGAAGTTCGTTATTTAGCCAAAGAAATGCAAGCCAATGCAAAAATTGCTGATATGGCTGGAAACCAGATGGGTAAATTAGGCACTCGTTTTGATGGCTTAACTAAAATCATTGGAGCGCAGGAGAAACAAGTTGCTGCATTGAAAAAGGCTTATGACGAATCTTTTGTAGATGGAAAAGCGACAGAATCCACCAAAAGGCTAGCAACTCAATTGCAAGATGCCAATGGAAAACTAGCAAATTATCGATCTCAATTAATTCAAACAGCTGGTCAGATGGCAGAAATGCAAGTCAAAACCACTGGTGCAACTGGTGCCATTTATAATGCCAGCGAAAAAATGATTTCTAGTGGGCAAAAAATGGAAAAAGTGGGCGGAGCCTTAACAAAAGGTATAACTTTGCCAATTCTCGCAGGAGCTGCAGCAGTAACAACGGCCGCTGTTAAATGGGAATCTGATTTTGCAGGTGTGAAAAAGACCAATGATGAAGTTGTTGATTCGACAGGTAAGGTTGTTTACTCATACAAAGATTTAGAAAATGGTCTTCGTGGACTAGCCAAAGAATTACCTTCAAGTCACACGGAAATTGCAAACGTTGCAGAAGCAGCAGGGCAGTTGGGTATCAAAACTAAAAATGTAGTTGGCTTCACCAAGACAATGATTGACTTAGGCGAGTCAACGAACATGAGCGCAGAAGAAGCAGCAACTGCTTT